TCTTATCCTTCTGCTTAATTCTATTGCTTTTAGAGAAAAATTCTACCTCTCTACCATTGAATATCAGTTTTGACATTTTTCTCTCTATTTAATAATAACACATTGTTTATGATTAAATATAAACAAATATCATACAAATGTAAACAACTTTTTTTCATCTTTTAATAAATCTTCTTTAAACAAAATATAGAATATTTTTGATTCTTTATCGTATTTTTCAATAAAAATTTGCATTTTCTCTTTAGATTCTGGTCTCATCCAGCCTTTAACTTCTTCTATTCTTATCAAATTATTATTTTCATCATAGATAAAGAAATCAGGAGTATAAGTTGTATTTTCTAATTTATAAGTTATTTCTTCATATTTCCAATTTGCAGATATAGAATCTAGAAATTGAGCTCTTTCCAGCTCATAGGTAGATTTCATCTTTATTTCAGCATTGTTTCTATCTGCATAAACAACTCGATGCCACTTAGGAGATACTCCATACATAGGATTTCCAGAACCAGATCTATCTATAGACCATTTTTGTTTTTGTTCGTCTGAAAAAATATATCCATACATGCTATTTTTGCTACCAGTCATAGGATTAACACGATGATTTTCTTTATGTTTATTAATTAATTTTAATAATTTATTTTCTGCAATTTCCTCTCCATATTTAATTACCCAAGCATCAAAAAAAGACATTCCAAACATTGGGTTTTTGTCTCCTTTTAATGATTCAGAAATGTTTCTCTTATGAGAATCTGAAAGTTTTTTATCTTGCCAAACACCAGGCCTACCCATTAAAGATTTAGATATTTTTTCTTTTACTCCAGGCTTATGTACAGGATTTCTATCTCCAAGTTTACAACAAACTCTGCACATATTTAAATCTGCAGAAACTACATTAGTGCATCCTTCTTCAACACAATAGAAAGTTTTAGAAGCTTTACATTCATCACAAATAAAAATTTTTCTATGACCTTTAAGCATTTTATCTCCACATACTGTACATCTACAAGTATTTTTCTCAGACATATAAAATTGATGTTTTGAACATCTACTACCTTCATTTTTTACTTTATTGTTGCAATTTTCTATTAAGCATTTATATTCTATTTTATTTCTGCAATCTCCACAAATACCAATTTTATTAGTTCCGCCTATAGGATTTATTTTACAAGTTTTGCATATTAATGGAGGTTTTCCACTCTTACATCTTTTACAGATATTACTTTTATAATTAACATTAAGTTTTTTAGGGCACGATATACAGTATCTATCTTCTTGCATTACCTCTCCAAAAAAAAATTGTCTATAGTAGCACCCTAATAGACTGAAGTCAGAAGGCTATAGACAATTTTTCAAATATATTTATGTTTTGTCTATTAGTGTGCTTATAATAAATATATTTGATCAAGAAATAAATGCATTTGACCTATCCCTGTCTCTGCCATTAGCAGATATCCATATCCCTCTTTTGAACCAGCTTCTATATCTTTAATTATCTTTGGTTCAATAGTTCCCCAGTCTCTAGCAATTTTTCCTACACGTACAAACTTTGCAATTTTCTTGTCTTTTTGCTTTATTCTACCATTTGGATCAGAGAAGAATACTGCTGGCCTATTTTCGTAAGTGAAGTTGATCATTTAGTAATTCTCCTCTATTTTGGTATGTTTAAATATAAATTTCATACCAAAAGTAAAGGATTATTTTCAAAAATTACACTGACATCCTTTTAACATTAAAATGTCCATATCGCAAATACAGCCCCAAACTCTATTTGTTTTCTCTAATTGAGCTTTTATGGATTCTTTAACATTTGTAACTTCATATCGAGAAAAAATTTTATCTGATAATTCTGCATGAGGTATAAATGGAATATAGATACTTAATATATGTCTATTATCTAATCTCTTACAAATAGAATCTATAAACTTAGTTTCATCATCTATTTCAAAATCTAACATTCTTGTTTCAGCTGTTATTGCTGTAGCTATTACTCTATCTTTACAAGTTTCTTTGTCATACATAAATAAAACTCTAGATGGCAAATTCATACTTTCATAACCATATATTATATTTTTATTTGTCATAATTTGAAGATGATAAACTAATTTTATTATATGACTATACAGTTTATTTGTGTAATCTGAAGTAAAACATCGATTTAATTGATCATAATCAGCCAAGAATCTTTCTTGATTTCTTAATAGAGTTATAGCTGTGCATTTAGAATATTCTGTCAGTTTTTCATATTCTTCACAATTTAAAACATTTTTCAATTTAATTTTAAGTTCTTCTATAGCATTCTCATTCAAACTATAACATTCTATATCAACTATCATATGCTGTATTTTTGAATATATGCATTTCAACCAAGGATGTATTATATCTATATTCATTTTCTATTTAACAAATTGTTCTAAAATTTGTCCTTTCGTTATGTTATATTGTTTTAGCAATTGCTTTTTATATTCCATATTATGCGTGTGCAGTAAAGAAATTTCAGGTGTCCACTCTAGCCGGGGTAATTCTTTGCGCTGCATGTCGTGCCAATAATATTCTAATAGATGTCGATTTATTTCTATATTAAACTCTTCATCATTTAGCATTGTGAAATTTATGATTCTGTCTCTAAGTGTATATAGAATATATTCTTCTGTATTTTCAAATCCTAAAGATGTTGGTGCGTATTTATCAATTAGCTTTTGCTGTCTTAATCGAAAATCACAAACTTTAAATTGAAAAGGTAATATTCTGTGCAAAAATTTTCTTCTAAACATCATACAATCTGGTGCTACCAATTCATTGCAATCTATTCCTGCTGAGAATTGCTTACCAGAATCTATAAAATTTTGAACAGCTTTTACAAATCCTTGTTCTGTTAAAAAATGCACATCAAAATTATGTATAACTACTGTATCTCTGTAGCCAGCATTAGCATAAGACAGCCCTTCGTTTATTTCTGAAAGTGCTCCTGTAGCAGGATTTTTGTCAATCGGCATAGAAATAAATGCATTCTCAAATACTCCTGAGCAAATCTTTGTAAGATCTCCGTTGTAAACTGTTACATGTTGCAGATCTTTGTTGAAAGAATAGTTGCTAATTATATCAATTCCAGTATAATATTCAAATACTTTGTTGACAGATCCAATTCTGATCAAAATTATATTTTTAGGATCAAACATCATAATCTATAGCAATCATTTCACTTTGTTTAGTATTATATACATATTGCAACTTTCCAGATTTATATGAAGCAAAAATAACATCCAATCTTCCATACTCTATCAAATGACTTTCAGTAGCTGTATATGGATAGCTTTTTAGATCTGATAATCCAAGCTTATACTTGAATGTATTGAAATCATTCACTTCTTCATATTTCATTTTTACTGTTGTCATTTTAGCAACCCTTTATTTAAATTATGGAACTATAATACTACTTGTCATCTGTCTGTGCATTGCTTCATATATGAGTTCTGGTATCTGCAAAGTTCTACAATGCGAACATACAATTGTAGGAATGGGTCCTAAATTGAAACCCATTAGTTTCTCATCATCTTTCTGTTCATAACCACAAGCTACACATATAAAATGATCAGATGCTTCATTTTCTTGTTTTTCTTCCGAGCCAGGGAATTGTAATATATTGTCAGCCATTTTCCTCCACTATTTTTTCAATGATGCCGTGTATCAAACAAATGCTTGATATCTCATGAACTCCATATCCACTTTCTTTAAACCATATAATATCGTCAAAACACTTTTTAGATTCTTCATATGTATTTTGAAATCCAAATATTCCAATTGTTTTGCACTTAACAGATTTTGCATATGCAGAAGCATGTAAAATATTCTTAGACTTACCACTAGAAGATATAGATATTAGTAAATCATTTTCATTTAGATTAAATCTTTTTAGCCATTCAATATAAATATTTTCAAAAGTGTAATCATTGCCAAAACAAGTTAACATAGACCCAGAAGACATTACATGAGCTTCTATATTACATCTTTTAAATAGATCATTTGCTATATGATCGCAGTTGCTCCAAGATCCCCCATTTCCTGCAAGGAATATTCTTTTACTTGATTTTATAGCATTATATAAATTATATACAGAGTTAATATTTGTAGAACATACAAATTTATTTACTTCACACGAGAACTTTGCTACAAAATCATTTACTTCATAAACATCTTTCAGCTGTTCTTCCATACTACTTTGCAACTCTTGTAGTTACCTTCACTTCTTTTCTGTTCAACACTCTGTCTTTAACTTCTGATACTACTTGAGCAAGATGTGCTTCAACATGTTTTACATATTCAGCAACTACTAGTTCTTCTGCTTTAGCCTTGCTTTCTACATCTTCAAAAACATGTGTAAATGCAGGAACTACATGCAGTGCATCTTCTACTAGCTCTACTACTTTAACTTTTACTTTCATTTTGTTTCTCCATAAATTTAGTTGTGATTTCTTGTGTCATAGTTCTATATTCGTAAAAATCTGACTCTGGTCTTTTGATAATTTGCAATAATGGTTGCTCTATACTATTAGATATTAAACAGTAGTGCACAAAAGTATATGGATCTATAAAGTGTTTACCAGTTTTAAGATCACTTCTTCCATCGAACTGTTTAAAATCTTTTACTATAGCTGTAATTACTTTTTTAGGAAATGCTTTTATCATTTAGTTAGTATGTTGTCCTGTTTGATTTCTGCTAATTTTGTTTCTTTAAACTGTTCTACATTGATATTTTTTTTAAATAGCTCATATTTAAATCGAACCATATCTTCTATGCCTATCATAGCTTCTTTTACAGCATCTACTTTATGCAATGCTTCTAAAGTTAATAGAGCTTCAGCATCTAAATTTGCATCTTTTAATAGATTCACACATTTGCTCCTATTTAGTTAGAATATCTTGTTTAATTTCTGATATTAGTTTACTTATTTCTTGTAGCTTTAATAAAGTTCTTTCATTTTTTAAACGTAATTTTTCATTTTCTTCATTTAAATTGAAATTATCTTGTTGTAGCTGCTTTAAATCTTTTTTCATCTATTCCTCAATATTGAAAATAATACGACTCCCATAAGAATCTATCTCAAAATGTTCTTCTGTCAAGCCTAAGCTATTCATTGAAGCTCTTACATTCTCTTGTTTGTCTGGTTTGGCGTATAGTATTAAATATCCTCCCCCACCGGCTCCTGTAATCTTACCACCTGTTGCTCCAGCTTGTATTGCTGAATTATAAAGATTGTCAATATGCTCATTGCTTATATTACTACTAAATGTTTTCTTTAACTCCCAGTTCTTAGACATTGTTCGGCCAATAGCATCAAAATCTCTATTTTTCAAACTAACATTTAGATGTTTAGCTAATTCTACATTTAGATGCATTGCTTCTATTACTTTTTGATTGTCAATTAAATTGCTATTCTGTTCATTGAGCACAGAAGATGATTCTCTAGTTATTCCAGTATTAAACATTAAAATGTTTCTAGATATGCTTTTTAGCTCATCATCTGAGAAGTCATATCTCGATATTCCTACATAGTCATTCTTCTCAAATAGAAATCTGTTGAAACCACCAACTGATGCCCAGTATTGATCCTGAACACCGATATTACGGTTGCACATGTTTATCTCTATATGACAAGCCTCTTTAGCTAATCTTTCTTTAGAAACTTGCTGACCATTCATAGTATATAAAGCATTCAATAGAGACACTAAAAATGAGCTAGAAGACCCAAGTCCTGTGCCCTTTAAAGAAATATCAGAAAAACAAACTATTTCTAGTCCACAATCTATATTTAGATATTTTAAAGTATTTTTAACAAAATCATGCTTTATCGAATTTATATTATTTACATCAACTATTTCATTTTCTGAATATTTAAGAAATATCTTATTATCTTTTCTTTTCTTAACCAGAACATATGTAAATTTATTTATAGAAAAACCTATACATATTCCGCCATATTTTTTAAAATATATTGGAGAATCACTTCCTCCACCGCAGAGTCCCAAACGAGTCGGAGATTTACTTAAAATCAAGTTTTAAAATCCTTATCTTTCTAAATCATTTAGATATTCAACTAATTCGCTATATTTCTTAAACCATAGAGCTACGTTGTCTTCTATCATTTTACCTACAGCTTTTAAAGATTTTATCTGAGCTTTATCAAATTCTGAATCTCCATCTTTTGTGAAGAAAAAGAATAGAGTTTTATATGGTATCTTATTACTATCGTCTACAACTTCAGCTATAGAATAAACTCCAACTATCTTGGGAGTTATGTACTTTATCACAAATTTTTCTTTGTTTAATTTCTTCTGCTTGACATTCTGGAATCCAATCTTCTACTACAGGATTAAAATAATCAATTT